AGCCTCGTCGAAGCTGCCGTTTACTGTTCCTTCCGTCATGGCAAGGGGCACGCCGCACCCGGCGCACCGCTCCTCCATGGCCCGCTCCCGGCAGGTGGGGCACAGCCCGGCCAGTTCCTGCTCGTCATCCAGCATCAGATTTAACGCGCACCACAAAAAGTCCCGGTCCTTCATCGCTCGGACACGGTCCTCCGTGGGCAGGGCTGAAAAGGATCGCAGCACGCGCCAGTACAGCCGCTCCTCCCGGGCGTGCTCCAGACGTTTTTTAGTTCTTCCACCCGGTCGGTCTGGGTGTCCGGGCCGGGGTTGACCTGCCGGTTGAACTGAGCCCACTGGGCACTCAGCGTACCGATCTCCTCCACCGTCAACCCCTCCAGCACGGCCGCACCGTCCCGAAACAGAGGGCGGTCGTCCTGCAGCAGGACCCGGGCCAGCAGACAGGCATTGGAGCACAGGGCGCGCTCCCGCTCGCCCTGTGCCAGCCAATCCGCCTCACGCCGGGCCTCCAGCACCTCGATGGCACTGAGCAGCCGCAGCTGACGACCCTCACCCAGCTCCAGCCGGTCGGGGCCCGCCAAAAGGCTTGTGTACATCCTTACACCTCCAGCTCAATGCGTCTGGAGGCCACCACACTCACCTTTTCCAGCACCATGTCGCCCAGACCCGCCTCCTCGCTGATCTTGCTCCACTGGCAGTCGGCGTAGATAATGCGCCGGTCCGGCTTGCAGATGATCAGCGAAAAGTCCTCCAGTGCATAAAAGTCAATTCCGTCCTGAATGGCCTCGTCGGTGGCATACAGGCGGGACAGCTCCAGCTTGTGCTTCACGGGCCCGGCCATGGTAGCCACCGGCTCCTTCTCGCCGAAAGCCTCCACGCTGGTGCTGGTCTTGGTGGCCTCGGCGCTGTAGCTCTGCACCACCGCCACCTTTTTTCCGTTCACCTCAAGGTAAATGTCGCTGCTGGTGGGAAATCCTGTGATCGTCATGCTCATCCCTCCTTATACCGTGATCTGGGCCATGAGCCAGATCTGATTGATGCCGTGGGTCACCGTGAAGGAGAAGTCCACCAGACAGCGGGTAGGCTCCTGACTGTCTGCGCTGACGCTCACATTCTCATAGCCGGTGATGATCTCCCGGGCCAGCTTGTTCTCCAGCTCCAGCACCACCTGCGAGCGGATGGCACCCCGGCTCTGGGCGGTGTTCTTGGCCCGGCGAAACCGGCTTTTCAGGGCATTTCGGATGGCAGGGATCACATCGTCCACCACCAGAATGGAGCAAAGGTCGTGCCACGTGCTGTCCGATGCGCCGTTGGTAGTGGTTCGGGTGGTCACACCACGCACCACGCTCACCTCACCACCCACGGACTCCGCCACGGTCACACCGCCCCGGATGAGCACGTCCAGCTCATTGTCCTCATAGCGACAGGCAAGGCCGTACAGACCGGTCAGCCGTGCACCGCCCAGAGGAACGGCGGGGTCACTTTCCCCGGCGATGGCACCCGCTACCGCCGCAGCCAGCTGAACCCCGGACAGGTTCTCACCCTGTTCATCCACACAGCCGGGTGCCACCAGCACCACACGCTCACTGTTCAGCTCCGCCGCCCGGGCCACCAGGGCGGACACGTCCTCGTCCCCGCCGCCGGCCACCACGGCAATGCGTTCCCGCTGGGCGCCGGAGGCAGCCTGCACACTGTCGCGCAGAGCCTGCTGCACCTCCACCTGGGTGCTGTCGCACATCACCAGAGAAAGGTCCTCTGTCTTCTCCATGGCCTGAAATGCCGTCTGATAGGCAGCCGTATCGTTCCCCTTCACGGGAAACACCATGACCTGTGCCGCACCGTTCTGCAGCAGCAGGCGGCACAGAACCGCCCCATTGTTTTCCGCCTCGGGGCCGAAGGCCGCTGCCGCCTCCTCATAGCGGCTGATCTTCCACATGCTCTTGTCCGCCCCGTCCATCCGGACGGCCAGACCCACGTTCCTGCGCCCGGTATTAGCCCGCACCGCCGCGGAAGCGGTGTAGGAGGAATACACCCCCGGACGCTCATGTACTGTGATGCTCATGTGTTCACGTCACCTCTCAAAGTAAAGTCAAGGAAGGAGCCCGCCTCGTCCCCGGCAGCATACAGCCAGCCGGTGCACTCCATCTGACAGCGCAGGCGCAGCAGCCCTTCCTTCTCGTCATATTCCGGTTCTTGACCCTTCAGCTCCAGCATGCTGAGTCCCACCGGTTTTTCACGCTGAACGGTCCGGAGCAGCTGTTCAAACACCGCTCTGCACGCCTGCACACCCACACCGGGCCGGGCCAGAACATCCAGCACAAAGGTCATCTTTGCCCTGCGGCCGTATCGTTCCTGCCACATCCCGGTCTCCTCGTCCAGCGTCTGGCCCAGGTAGTCCTGCATGGCCGCCGGGCCGCAGTCCAGCTTGTCCAGCGACACCAGAACAATGGGACTGTCCCCATCCACTCTGCGTCCCGGCTGCCAGCTGGCCACAGCCTGCACGCCCCGCTGATTGAGAAATTCGGCCAGGCCGGCCTGTAATTCATCCAGCTTCATCGGCTCACCTCCTGTGCCCTGCGGGTAAGCACCGCCCACCAGTGGGACAGGCGCCCGCCCACATAGATGGGATGGGCCGCCTGCACCTGAAAGCGCTCACCGCCTGCCTCCACCCGGCATTCCACGTCCAGTGCCGCCTCAGGCGGCCCCAGATAGAGGAAACGGTCCTGCATCACCTGTCCCAGCGGGGTGGGGACGGATTGCTCCGTCCCCGGCTCCCGCATGGGCTGTATAAAGGCTCGCAGGGCTGCGCCCTCCGGTGCTGCTTTGGTGTATACCCGCACATCCTGCCCATACCGGTTCAGAATGCGGGCAAATTCCCGTTCCATCATTACCCTCACACTCCATAAAACAGGAACCGATCATCTCTCGTCCATCCGGAGAGGATCCGAACCGCCTGTTCCCGCAGCAGCTTGGCCTTCTCGGCTGCGCCGCCGCTGCGTATGGTCACATCTCCGGCGGTAAAGGACTCCGGTCCGGCCGCCGCCCGGCTGACCTCCAGCCCGGACAGGGCCAGCCACGCCCCTGCCAGCGCGAAGGCCTCCGGACAATCCTCCGGCGTGACACCCTCTCGCAGCAGCCCGGTCAGTTCCTGCTCGGCCGCCGTGCACAGCGCGGCCAGCACCGGTTCTTCGTCGGCTGTCACCTGCCCCAGCAAGCGTGCAAGCTCCATCATGCGCCCGGTCATTACACACCCAGCACCTTTGCCGCGTCGTTGTACAGCTTGGCAAAGCCGCTGATACTGGTAATTGCAGCGCGCTCCAGCTGGCGGTCGATGAGCTTGTCATACTCCACCATCACATCGCTGCCCTGTACCATCTCCAGCGCATAATTGCGGTCCAGCGCGATCAATGTGCGCTCGGGCATCACAGAGGAATGGATCAGCGTGGCACCCAGAGGAGTGATCAGCTTACCGGTACCCTGGAAGTTCAAGCCAGTCATGGGATTCTGGAACTCAGTCAGCTTGAGCATTTTGACCATCACATCGCTGCTCACCAGCATCGTATTCATCTGGTACGGGTCGAACTTGGCCCAGAAATCCACCAGATCCTCATAGGTGAGCACACCCTCATTTTTTACCACAGATATCTCCGCAGGATTGTCGTTGCCATCACCCATGACAATCACATCAATTGCATCCTCCAGATGCATCCGGTTGATGTAGGCGCCGATCTGGCGCAGAGCAACGGAAAACAGATCCAGCTTCTGATAACGGATAGCCTCATAGGAGGCGGTCAGCATACGTCCGCGTTTGTGGAGCTTGACCAGGTTTTCCTGCACCTTCACCTTGGTCTCAGGAATGACTGCACCCTCACCCACATTTCGCAGGCGCTTATCATCATCCTCGGTCTCGGTGGCAATGGAGCGGTAATCCATGCCGTCGAAGCGGGTCACAGATGCAACGATATCGGGGATCACATTCTGCTCCTCCATACCCTGGCGCACGGAGCGGGCAATATACTCAGGGAACAGCACGGCAGAATCGGAGGTGTGGAAGAATTTTTCCACCACGTCACTGCCTGCGCCCTTCACCTTGATGTCAAAGCGCTTGAGCTGACGCTGGAAGGCATCCAGGCCTTCCAGCGCAGTGCCCTTATACTGCTGGTCGGGGTCCATGCTCTCCAGTACCTGAGTAAAGCTCTTGCCCGCCTCGTGGTACATTCCCTTTTCCAGCTTCAGATTGTCAAACTGATATGCCATATCTTTTTCCTCCTTACAGCCAAATTACAGCTGTTCTTTCATCATAGTCGGTGCTGATCACCATGACCGAGACGCCATTGCCATTTCCATCCTTGATGCCGCCCTTCCCATCGGCTACCACATCGCCGTAGCCCAAAGGCAGGGGACCGCTGTAAGGGACCTTCACAAAGCCCCTCAGCTGCACAGCCACCACACCATCACGGCACGTTCTGGTCACACCGCAGAACTTATGGCCCTCTGTGCACTCGCAGACAGTTTGACTGCCGTTCAATTCGGCCAGGCCCCCCTCTTTTAGTTCGTCTTCGCTAAAAAACGTAGCGGTTACGTTGCCGATCTCCTCGTAAGAAAACGTTTTCATTTGCTTTTCCTCCTGTTTTAATTATGAGTTCGGTGCTGCTCAGATCAAAAACGCGCCATCCACAGCAGGCATGTCTGCCGCCTCACTGTGATGATCCAGCTGGGTCATCACAGGAAACCGCTTTGCCGCCTCACTGCCATAGACCCGCTTAAGCTCCAGCAATTCCGATTCCTCCAGCTTTTCGGTGATGCCCTCCATCACCCTGTGATCCACACCGTTCCGGCTCAGGCCGGCCAGCCGCACCACCTCGCGGCGCAGGGCGGCCAGATAGCGTCTGCCCAGCAGGGCCTCCTGCTCCAGATGCTCCAGTTCCTGTGTACATCCATGCTTCTGGGCAAGCTGCTTGAGCGACAGCTCCTGCCCCCTGCCCTTGGACTTGAGCACACCCGCCTTGGGCTGGGCGGGCACGGCCACAAAGGACCACTCAAAGGCGTCCGCAGCCCCCTCCAGCTTGGTGTAGCACAGCTTGCCGTCGTAACACTCGCCCTTCTTGTGGGCACAGCTGCCCGGCTGCTTGCCGCAGATGGAGCACACGCTGCGCTCCACCGCGCAGCCCACACTCACTTCACGCAGGATACCGCCGTCCAGCTGGGCGATCAGTTCCTCGTTGCCGGGGGTGCGCAGCATGTAGGCATACGCCTTCACATAGCGGCTCATGTCCCCTGCGTCGGTAATCACGCCGGGCTCGTCCACCACCTCGGTGCGGTAAATGCGGGCGGTCTGACCGCTTGCCGACCAGTTGTGGTCAAAAATGCCCGTCTTGCCCACAAACAGCTTTGCCAGCCCCTCCAGCGTATTGCTCTCGAAGCGCTCGCCGTCCCGATCCACCTGATTGTCACACAGGCGCACGGCAAAGGTGTATACCTCCTCCGCCGTCAGCTTCTTGCGGCTGAAGCGGTTGATCTGCTCCAGCTCCTGCTCGTCCACCGCGGCTGTGCCGCCGCAGTGAGCCTGCTTGTTCACATTCATCCTTCTGCCTCCAGTTTCAGATTGTCTGCCTGCCGGCGGTAAAGTTCGGCCCGTGCCTCCTCCACCTGATCCTGCAGGTTGATGTCCGCCCATTCCACCTGTACGCTGCCGCCCCAGCCGCGCAGTCGCAAAAAGGTCTCGCACACCCGCTCCACCACCGGCTCCAGACTGCGCCGGATGGCGGTGATCTCACTGGTCATCAGGTCAGCCTGCTGACTGCTCATGCGCTCGGTGGACGACCATGACAGGCCCAGCATAAAGGGCGGGATACCAGTACGTGCGATCAGCTGCTCCAAAATCTGACGCACAGGCACTTCACTGTCCAACACCTGATTGTCCGCGCCGATGACCCGGATATCCACATCGCCCATGGCCACAAAGTCCCGTACATCACCGTGACTGCCCGCCTGCATGGCCCGGCTCCATTCCCGTGCCACCTGCTGGCATCGTTCCTTGGCGTACAGCTCGTCTCCCTCGCCGTTTTTACACACCACGGCAAAGCGCACGTTGCCTGCCCGCTCCCAGTTCATGCCGATGGCCTGATAGATCTTCAGCAGGATCTCCGCCATAAAGGGCATGGACCGCAGCAGAGACACACCGTAGGGATTGCCCGCCTCCGGCTGGAAGGGCGTGAACAGCAGCAGTTCCTGACAGGGAAATGGCTCCGGCTGACCCACTCCGCTCTGGCACAGCACGAAATCCAGCGGTGTGTCTCCCTCCCGGATCTCCACCGCCGACGGGTCGCACCACAGCAGAGCGGCGATGTCTCTGCCCTGCCGGTCGGGCACGATCTCACCCACCGCTCTGCCGCAGGTGAGCATGCAGTCCAAATACCCGTCCAGAAAGGACTGGATCCCTCGTTGGCCCCGGCCTGTGGGCACCGTTTTCAGGAACCGGTCCATCTCCTGCTGTGCCCGGGGTTCTTCGCATACCACACCCACGCCGCCGCACAGACGGATCAGCTTCAGAATGGCCGCGTCCACAATGGGCAGGGCCTCCCGAATGGTACGATACAGCCGGTTCTCCCCCTCCTGCAGGGGCACATACCGGTCCAGCACCCCAAAGGGATGCCGCCCGGTGCTTCTCACCTGAACCGCCTCCCCCTGTACCTGAGACCGCTTTTTTTGAAATAGTTTCATCCGCGTTGCTCCTTTTCTATGGTTTGCCGCTCCGGCATACGCTGCCGGCAAATACCGGCACCCCGCGGGCCCGGGGTGCCGCCACAGTAGCGGCAAAATACCGGATGTCGTCCATGGCGTGGTCGTCCTGCTTTCTTACCCGGTCCCGGGCGGCATCCTCCTCCCAGCGGTACAGTCCGAACTCCCGGATGGCGTCGGGACAGCTCTGGCAAATGACCAGCTTCCCGCTCTGCAGCAGCTGGGCGGTCAGGCGGATACCGGACAGCACGTCATTTTTCGCCCGAACCACCGTCCAGCCCTCCCGGCGCAGCACCTCGATAAAGCTGGCTGCCGACGGATCCACCACCACCCGGTCAATGGTCCTTCCTCCGGCCAGACGTTCCAGCGCCTGGGCGTATTCCCGGTCCGTTTTCTGCCGTCCCTCCCTGCGGGAGTCGTAGTAGTACTCCGCCACCCGGTACCACACCCCATCCCGCAGCCCCCACAGACCGAAGGAGGCGGGATTAATGGTGCCGTAGTCGCAGGAAATGCACCACCGCTCCATCTCACCCCGGGGCGCAGGCGGGCAGTCCCCAGCCCGGAAGAAGTCGTACACCAGCCCCTCGGGTGCCACCCACTCCCCCAGCACGAACCGGCGGTAAAAGACCCCGTGGAACATCGTTTCGTACCGGTTTCTCACCTGGGGAGACAGGGAGGGATTGTCCGCCATTGTGAAGTGGAGATACAGGGCGTTTCGTTCCCGGACCGAGCAGATCCACTCCCGGTAGAACCAGTGCTCCGGCCCCTCCGGGTTGCAGGAGAACCACAGCTTGGCCCCCTCCACGGAGCAGCGGGCGCAGGCCTGTTCCACAAAGGAGCGGGGCATGAGCACCACCTCGTCCAGCAGCAGCCCGGCAAGGGTCAGGCCCTGGATCAGGTCCGCACTGCCCTCATCCTTGCCGCCGAACAGGTAAAAGGTGTTCTCCCGCCCGCCCAGCCGCACCGTCAGCTGATTGCGGGAGATCTGCTCCCGGCATTCAAAGCCCAGCTCGCGCAGCAGGGGCAGCTGATCCCGCAGCAGGTTGCGCCGCACCGACTGTATGGTCTTTCCGCACAGGGCAAACCCCTGCCGGTCAAAGCACGCCATGGCCCAAAACAAAAAGGAAAGCCCCATACATAAGGTCTTGCCGCTGCGTACCGCGCCGTCGCAGATCACCGCATCACAGCCGCGGGTGGCCGGGCTGCACCACCAGGTGAGCAGCTGCTTCTGCTTGGGAGAAAAGGTCCGGATCCTCAACCGTCTCCGCCGCCCTTCTGACCCTGCTCCACAAAGGCCTGCAAAAACTGCTCACCCCGGGGCATTTCGCCCTCGCTCATCAGCTGCATCACCTTTTCCAGCACCTCGACCCGGTCGGCCAGCTTGATCTCCACCGCGCCGGAGGGACTTCGCTTGAACTCCCGCAGGGCGGTCAGGTCCAGAGCGTCGATCTGGTCGGCCTGCTCCTCGGTCAGATAGGCCAGCCGCACCACGTCGTTGAAGCGCACCCGTGCAATATCACACATCTGCTGCAT